TAGTTCGTTCTCAAAGAAGACATCGGGTAGCGTATCCGTTGGCTCTGTTTCAAAGATAAATATATAATTAGAATCAGACGTAAAGTCAAATTCAACCGATATTGAGCTTTGAGTTCTATTATTTGGAAACCATACATTACAAGCTGAAAAACCTATGAAGTTTAATATCAATTTATTAGTAACTAAATCTCTGTCAAACTTATATACTATGTCATAAGTTGGGTCATAGCCAGGAAATGGGGGAGATGGAATTGGTCCTATCCCTGGCAAAAAGGTGACACCATTATTATTTACAGCATTACCTATAATTTCTGCCGCTATGCCATCTCCTATAAACCAAAGATAAATATCATTATAGTCATTTTCAGATATAAACTCTCCTTCAAATGTATATAATTTATCAAGACATACAAGGTCTCCCTTTACTTGATTTTTTATTTTGAACTTTATTACGCTTCCAGCAGGAACAATATAATCTACATACGTCCAACTAGGGAACAATGGATCTGTTCCTGGAATATTCATCAATATATTAAGATTTGGATTTCCGGAAGATGCGTATCTGTGGCTAAATCTATTTATATTAGAAGAAGCGCTTGTGTTTACAAGTAACTCGTCTGATGTGATTTTCATGTAAACCCCAGCAGGTGGTACAACATTATTGTCAGGCGCTATAAATCCAGATGACTTTGATTCCTTGGTTAAAACCGTAACATACACACAGCTATCTTTAGGGCCTGACGAGTCAGCCTTTACGATTAACCTATCTCCCTCTTCTATTTTTCTTGCGTTTTCTCCTTCTAATAAAAAATAAACATCTCCTGTGTCTGGATCCTCAAAATAAACACTTGAGTATATTGTCTCATATCTATGCTGGTCTGCCTTGCATACAAACTTATATCTTGTTGCCCAATATGGAGCAACTTGAGCCGGTGGTATGGTTACAGTGATTGAGTTTTTGTTTTTAGAATAAGAGCATGGCACAAATACATTATTAAACTGGCTAACATTTGCAGGAGTTGACCTTAAATATTCATCCATATATACAATACCAATCTCATATCCTCTATTGCTATGCAAGCTTTTAGGGACACCAATCCCAAAATACTGTACCGAGTGATTTAGTATTTTATAGTATTCATAAACATTTTGAGTTGGAGCAGTTGGATTGTCAACATACTTTGCAGCTAAAAATACAAGCTTTATATCATTTGAAGACGGAATAGAAATTATCTGTATGGCTTGACCTAAAAAACTTGTTCCTGTGTTAATCTTAACAAAAGTTCCCAAAGAATATGGAAGGCTGCAATTATATGAATCCGTAAACGTAAGTCCATCGCAAGAATCATTTCCACTTGGATTATACACCAATTGAATATTACCTCCAGGCAAAGAAGTTCCTATCGCATCAACAAACTCTGTACTTGTCGCAAAGGCATAAACGGAGCTGTATGTATTTTGAAGATATATTGAAAAGTTTACTTGAGTGGTTCCTGTTGTTTGAGTAGGGAATGGAGGTGTCCCACTAAATGAATCATGAAAAACCGAAACAGAAAAAGTAATAAGAGATCCTTGTATTAAATCTATTCCAGTAAAATCTATAATTAAAGAAGAGTTTGCAATTGCCTGCGATCCATCTATTGTATATGTAGTAGAGTCTAATGTTGTAGGTACAAGAACAGTATTTATCTCTTCTGTAATTATACTTGTTGTGTATTCTAACAATACAGGATAGCCATTTTTATCAATCAAGTCATAACCATCAACATAATTGCCATACATGAGCCTATTGCCCATAATTGTCTGAGCCTTAGCAAGCCTTGGCACATTGTCATATAGCCTAAGTAGCTCTGACTCCGGTAAGATTGTATAGATTTTACTATTATTAAAAAAGTATGAATAAGTGGTATTGTCAGCCAATCCAATAATGCTTTTGTCAAGCTTTTCAATGACTTTGATGACATTCGCTGTGGCTTCTTTAAATAGAATATCAATGCCAACAACTAAAGGACTTCCTGAATTATAATTTATATTTACTCCATTATAATCATTGACCATTCCTTCATTTAAAAAAGAATCTTTACTAAAAGAAAAAGGTGATGGCAAAAACGCAGGCTCTGTCCATTGTGACGTTGCGCTATATTGCCCATTTGCATATTGATACCTATATGCAAAGCAAATAAATCTGTCCTGTAAATAATTCTCCTCACCAACAGTGTTCAATAAACTTAATGTAGGCGCTGCGGTAGGTGGCTTCTTAATAACCTGGATTGTCTCATACAGCAGGTCAGGCTGACCATTGTAGTCAATGCCTGAACCATCAGGATTAGCGTAGCCTGTCTTGATGTTTATGAACCTCGGAGGATTATAGTCGTCAGTCCAATACAGCAGGTCCTCAATGAGATTGACACCTGTAATAAGATACTGCTCGTTGAAATTCAAAGTAGTGTCAACACCACCTCCATTGTCAATACTGATGATATGGTATATGATTACTTGAGTGACGACATTGTACGATACTATTAGGTCAAGCTTACCAGTAACTGATGTAAACTTTGGGTCATGGACAAACCAATAGATAGTCTCTCTTGCACTATCCTCAATGGCACCGATACATCTTGCAAATGAGCTTAATCCTGTTCCACTATACTCAAGAGCTGTCAGCGGAAGATTGCCATTGGTATTCTCAATGACACCGGCCTCTGACTTCTCAGTAGAACCCATACGGACATTCATTGCGTCAATGTATTCGCCCTCAGGCACAACTCGCTCATCGAATGTTTTATTCATTCTACCAGCAACAAAATTCCTCGTAAAGTTTGCCATTATTTAATTATCTTGTCCATACCTCTCAGATTCATTAGAAGCCTGCCAGGATGGATGTTACTGATTCTTATTTTTGCATTTCTCAATAGCGCACCACGCTCTTTTCTAGCCCTATTCACAACGTACTCTTGTACGCCAAACTTACTGTTCAATATCTCATATCTGATAGAGGCATAGATATACTGCTCAAATAGTTTATTGACCGATATAGCTGAGTCATTCCCATTCTCCATACCATCACTCACATACTCAAGGATAACTGTTGCAGAGAGATTGTGATGGTGATTAGGGTCGTTATTATTATAGTGGTTTATGTAGCCCAAGATTGAGCTGTCAAAGTTTATGACACCTGCCTTCTTGTCAATATTGAACGTAGGATTGCGGTTAGCTGTCTCGGTATTGAGTCCAAATCTAGCTCCAAAGCCATAGTCAAAGTACCAATTGCCATCACAGCAGTAGCCCTCGTGTCCGTGAAACTGATGCCCTTGGTTGAGGTAAATACTCTTCTTGGTTCCTTTGATTCGCTCGTAGTCAATATTTGAGAACTGCGGCTCCAAGATATTACCATTTTGGTCGAAGAGGATATTGCACTCATGATCCTGCAAGTATGCCTTGGCTGACAGTGTCTGTATGTTCTCGGTAAGCGGATAAAGCACACCATTATGGTATAGCGAGATGCGTACCCAGTTGACATAGTCCGATGGTAGCACATAGCGCAGTTGATCGCAGACGCTAAGCTCAAGGGCTTTAATCTCCTTGAATGCGTCATAGTTCAGCTCTTGGATAGCTCGCTTGGCGTGAAACAACACCTTATACCGCTCCTCATTGTTTACCAATGAGTGGTTGCCGGTGTGCATCAGCTGAAAGTTATTGACAATGTCAAATAGGCTCACATACTGATATGACCCCCAATTAGCATCTGTCGGGTTGTTACCATTATTGGTATAGTATTGATACTGTGATATATATGGCATTGTATATTATTTTAAGTATTAGCGTCTCTTCCTGCTTCCTGCCCTAGTGCGTACTGCACTACCTCAGTCTCTCTGATTGTCATACCACAGTATTGCAATATTTTCTGAGCGAGTTTATATTCCTCTTCAAGTGGCAGCTCAAAGTCCTGGTAGTCCAACTGTGTTTGGTCAAATAGAGGCTCACCGCTCGCCAAGGTGATATATGTCCACTTAGGGTCTAATGGGTATCTAAAGTAGGTTGCATTGACAGCGCCATACCCTTTTATGCTGTTCGGGTAGGTCGTTATGATACCTGCCTCATTAAGTGTATAGGCAGGGAATACTAATGATGGAGCTGTGAGTAGCGAGTTGTTGAGCATTGTTATCTTGCCTACTGACACCTTCTCGGCATCTACTCCTACTGATGAGTATATAACGTAGTCTTCTTTTATGCCTTGAAAAATATCACTCGATAAGTCGAGGACCGTTGCTGATGCCACCACCATTACTTCTGCGCTCTCTAATGTTGTAAGGTTAATGACAATATCACCATAAGCTACTCCTGCTGTTATAAAGTTTGAGCTTGTGTCAATCAACTGATTGAGTGATGGTGTTCCTGTAGTAGTCCCCGATATTTTCTTGATATTATAGCATAACAACTTGTTAATCATATAGTAGTCATTACCTACTGTTACAAGCGATGGAGCGAAGAACTGATTGACGGTGAATCCTGATGGAGTGACAACAGGAATTAAAAAATCAGAGATAAGGAAATACTCAAGAACCTCAGCAAGTGGCTGCTCAATATCAGCATAATCTGTACCGGCAACACGCCCATTCTCCATGTTAATCACCTTGTTGTAGGCGGTGAAGTATTCTTCAAATATCTCCATCTGTGCCTGCTTGGCATAGAGATTAAAGTCCTGCGGAGAGATGTATCCGTAG